CTATATTATACATAAATTAAAGCCTGGTGAAAGTAAAGTATGGTATAGTCCTAAAGTTCAAGTATCAGCAGCTACTACTAAAGGCATGAAGTTAACCGAGATAGATGCTATTAAAGCTGTTTCAGAATCATCTACAGTTGAAGGTTCAGTAGAAGTATTTGTAGCTTCTAAATAAAGGGAATTATGGCAAAAAGAAAAGATAAGACAGCAGCAAAAGTAAGACATTTATTTGACCAAGTTAATACTGCTAGTCGTGTAAAATGGGAAAGAATAAACCAAAAAGGTTTTGACTTTGCCAATGATAATCAGTTAACTGAAGCAGAACAACAGCATTTATCAGAGCAAGGAATGCCTGATTTTACTATTAACAGGATTATGCCTGTAGTAGAAATGCTTAATTTTTATGCTACTGCTAATACACCTAGATGGCAAGCTGTCGGTGTAGATGCTAGTGATACTGATGTAGCGCATGTATTCTCTGATGTAGCTGACTACATATGGGACCTTTCAGACGGCCAAACAATATTCTCTAATGCTATTAACGATGCTATTACTAAATCGGTAGGATATCTACTTGTAACTGTAGATCCTGACTCAGACAATGGTATGGGTGATGTAGTAATAAAACAGCCAGAACCATTTGATATATTTGTAGACCCTAAATCAAGAGATATACTATTTAAAGATGCAGCATTTGTAATGATTAGAAAGATATTACCTTCTAGCCATTTAGAAAAAATGTTTCCATCTATGGTTAGTAAAATAAGAAAAGCAACTACTAATCAAGAGACTGAATATAATTATACAGAAAAGTCTCTAAAGATGCAAAAAGACTTTACTTATAAAGATATTAATCAATCAGAGTCTTACAAAGCTACTGGGGAAAATGACACACTATTAGAATTATTTGAAGTATATGAAAAGATTAAAGTTGGCTATGTAAATGTATTTTACAGAATGCCACCTAATGAGCAACAAATAGCTCAGATACAACAACAAGTGCAAGTTCAAATGGCTGAGATGAAAGCTGAGATGGAAGTACAGATTATGGAACAACAAAAGCAAATGCAAGCTGCTGTTGAAGCCGGTCAAATGCTACCAGAAAGATTTGAATTAGAAATGCAAAAAGCTGTTAAGATGATGGAGCAACAATTAGCTACAGCAGAACAGCAAATGATTAGTGACTTGCAAGCACAAATATCCCAGATAGAAAATAAGATTGTATCAGAAAAAGAATTTAACATTATATCTAAAGACCCTACTTTCTCTAAAATGATAGTAGATACAGCTACATTCTACGGAAATAGAATAAAGTTATCGTGCGTTGCCGGTGATGTGACACTTTATGAAAAAGTATTACCTGAACAAATTACAGAGTACCCACTAGTTCCATTTCATTTTAAGTGGACAGGTACTCCGTTCCCGATCTCTGCAGTATCTCCATTAATTGGTAAGCAGAGGGAGATGAACAAAGCTCATCAACTAATGATACACAATGCTTCTCTTGGTAGTAGCTTACGATGGTTACACGAAGAAGGAAGTATTGATACAGATTATTGGGAACAATATTCAAGTGCTCCTGGAGCGTTACTACCAGTAAGGCCTGGTTCAATGGCTCCTACGCCAGTGCAACCTGCCCCATTATCTAATGCATTTTTTGGCATTGTAAATGAGGGTAAACAGGACATGGAATACTTAGCTGGTATATATGGGGCTATGCAAGGTGATACATCTGCACAGCATGAAACGTATCGTGGTATGTTAGCTATGGATGAGTATGGTACACGCAGAGTAAAACAATGGATGAAAAACTCTATAGAGCCTGGACTTAAAAGATTAGGTAGTGTAATAGCACAATTCTCTCAAGCAACTTACACTGGCAATAAAGTATTTAGAGTTGTACAACCTAATAATATTAGCGAAGAAAGACAAGTAGAGATTAATGTACCTATGTATAATGATTTAGGAGAAGCTATAGGTAAGTTTAATGACTATGGTGCTGCTAAGTTTGATATAAGAATTATAGCTGGATCTACATTGCCTGTTAATAGATGGGCATATTTAGATGAGCTCAAACAGTATATGCAAATGGGTGTTATTGATGATATAGCATTACTTGCAGAAACAGATATTAAAAATAAAGAGAGTATTGTTAAGCGTAAGAGTATGTACTCACAAATGCAATCACAGATACAACAACTTGAAGAACAGCTTAAAAACTCTGAAGGAACTGTCGAAACACTTGAGCGTCAAGTTGTACAAGCAGGTATTAAGAGTAAGGTTCAAGCAGCTGAAACAGAGATTAGCAAACAGAAGTATAGACTTGGTTCTGATATGGATAAAGAGCATAATGAGACTAAGGCGCAACAAAAGCATCTTAGGAATACGAGAAAGCTACAATCTGACGTAGAACAGAGGCAATTTAAGAACTCTTTAAATAATATAATAAAAGATTTGGAAAAGACTAAAGAGGATGTTTAACTTTTCCAACGTTACATAGAAACTAAAAGGAGAGTAACATGGAAGATAATAAAAGCGGTAACCCAGAAGCGGATGGTATGTTTAATGCTACTGACGATGGCTCGGTTGAAGACTTCTTTGATGGGTTAGAAACCCAAGTAAATGGTGGAATTGTTGACCAACAAAGTGAACAGGTAACCCCAGAGTTTAATGGCCCTCAAGAGGTAACTCAAGAGACAACCCAAACAGAAGCTCCGGAATCTAGCAACACTGTTGATTGGGAAAAGCGGTATAAGGATTCTAGTAGAGAGGCTACTAGGATGCGGGAAGAGTTGAATAGACTCAGTCCGTTTACACCGGTTCTCGAAGCAATGGAAACCGATAATGGACTTGTAGAACATGTCCGTGGCTATTTTGAAAATGGTGGAAAACCAGCGCAAAGCATGCAAGAGCAGCTTGGTCTAGGTGAAGATTTTGTTTTTGATGAAACAGAAGCAATGACTGACCCTAACTCTGACTCAGCTAAACTTAAAGAAGCTTATACGCAGCAATTAGTTGATCAAAAAGTCAATACTATTCTTCAGCAAAAAGAGCAACAAAATGCTCAGGCTAATCAGCAACAACGTATGAAGGTTGAGGCAGAAGAGTTTAAAGCTAAGAATAATATGACTGATGAGCAATTTAATGCAATGATGGAATCATCTAAAAATAGACGGATGACATTAGAAGATATTCATTATCTTGTAAACAAAGACACAACAACTGCAAACGTTGCTAAGTCTACTAAACAAGACATGATGAATCAGATGAAAAATGTCAGAGACATACCTACAAGTGTTGGTGGAATAAATAGCCCTCGTGCAGAAAAGAGTAACAGTGATCAAGTATTTGACGCATTGTTAGGTTCTGACGGGGACATAGACAACCTGTTCGGGTAAGGTATAAAATTTAATACTCCTTTCCGAACTTAATTAATAATCGAAAGGAGATAACTGATGGCAGATTTATTTCAGTTATCGAATCTAGCAGCAACGGATGTTGCCGGTAATGGTCCTGGTTCAGGTCCTAGTTTAGATACTGGTGATATGCGTAGAAAGTTTAACTTTGGAGACCGAGTCTCTGAGTTAGCTATCCCGCAAGATCCGTTTTTTAGATTCGTAAGCAAAGTAGGCAAAAAGCCTACAGATGATCCTCAGTTTAAATTTACTGAGAAAAGAAACTCATGGCATAAAAGATATGGCTATGTAATCGCACATGGTGCAGCTAAACCTGGCGCAGTAACTGATGAAGCTACTGTAGCAGCTGGTTTACTAGACCAAGGTGATACATACTATTTTGCTATGGGCTCAGACTATAAAAGCAATGGAAACATTCAAACTGTATATGGAAATACAGCAAACGATGTAATGGTTTTAGCTACAGGCACACAGCCAGCTTTTTTCCTTCCAGGGCAATTAGTTAAGATTCCTTATGGTGTTGGAGCAAGCTTTTCTGGTGGTGCTATTAGCGCTGTTACTGGCTATGTAGTCGGTAAAGTAGAAGAAGTTGATCTTAATGCGATATCTGAAGCCGCAGTACTTAAGTGTACTATAGTTAAAGGTGAAGCATTAGAAGTAGAGTTAGCAGCGTATCATGGTGCTACAGATGCTATTAATGCTCAAGATCTTAGCTCAATGAGTGTTGCAGAAACATTAGAGCCTAAACGCTCTTATGTTGTTGGTACTGCTCACGCTGAAGGATCTGGTTATCCTGAGACATGGAAAGATCAACCTTACTCAACTAACTATGGTCGTACACAGATTTGGAAAACAACCTGTGCTATGACTAACACTGCTCGTGCAACTTCATTAAAGTATGACTCTAATGAATGGGCTCGCGTGTGGAAAGAAAAGTTAGTAGAGCATAAGTTTGACATTGAAAGCTCATTGTTATTTGGTCAACAAAGTGATACTCATTATACTACTCAAGGTGTAGTTGATTATGTAAGCACTTATGGAAACCAATTCTCACTTGACATCGCAACTAAAACTGCAGATGACTTTTTAGATGACATGTCTAACTATATGGATCCTCGTTATAATTATAGTAGTGCTACAGTTTACTTTGTAAGCACAGCTGTATATAACTGGATGCATAAATTAGGCGGATACTTCAAAAACAATCTTGAGATTTCTTCTAACATGCGCGCTGATTTTGCTATGTCTGGCAAGAAAAAAGTGTATGGTGTAGATATTACTACATTCTCAACACCTTATGGTGATATGAATGTTGCTCGTAATATTCACTTAGATGGAACTAATGTTAAGATGTTGGGTGTCAACATGAAATATGCAAATTATCGTCCTCTAGTAGGCAACGGTATCAACAGAGATACTTCAGTTTATGTAGGTGTGCAAACACTTGAAAACTCTGGTATCGACCGTAGAGTTGATTTAATCTTAACAGAAGCTGGACTCGAGCTAAGTATGCCTGAGTGTCACGCTCTCTGGACCTAAGGAGGTTAAGTTATGGCTAATCCAATGTATGGATC